GTGGCGATGATGCTGCGCCTCCCGCCTGAGCTGCACGCCAGGCTGGCGGCGCTCGCCGAGCGGGAGCACCGCTCGGCGAGCGCGCAAGTCATCCACATCCTGGACCGGTGGTTAGCCCAGCACGAGCAAGACGAGCGCGGACGTGAGCCGCGGGAGAAGCGGAGTCCGTAGGGGCCTCCCGCTCCCGCAGCGTCCGCACCACCGCCCGCCAGTGCTCCAGCCGGCGCAGGGTGTCTGGCGAGGCGCCCTCCTCCCGCACCCGGGCCTCCGCCTCCTTGAGCCGGGCCTCCGCTTCCGCGAGGGGATCACCCTCAACCGACGAGGCTGGTCTTGCCATCGCGGAACACCAGCACCCCCCGCTGGAACTGCTGGTACTTGGCGCCCGGCACGTCCGGCACGTCCTGCTCGTGGTCGAGCGGCGGGCCCAGGTCGCGCCCCGCCCGCAGCTCCTGGCGCCACCGGGTGGGGATGGCGTGCCCCACGCCCCCGTCTCCGGGGTAGTAGGCGCCCCAGACCTCGGGCATCAGCTTGTGGGCCAGCTCGGCGTCGGTGAGCAGGGGCTCGTCCATCGGTTCCTCCGGGTCTTCGGGTAGGGGCGGGATCGGGATGGGGCCGGGGGCGGGCTGCGACACGGACAGGAGGTAGGCGTAGGGGTCTTGGTAGAAGGCGGCCACCATCGCCTTGCCCCAGCCCATCGGCCAGTAGTCCCACTGGTCGTTGGGGGGCGCGGTGAAGGTCGCCTCGAAGTGCAGGTGGGCGCATTCCCAGCCCGCCGTCCGGCCGCACAGACCGAGTCCCGTGCCCCGCGGGGCGAACGTGCCGATGGGCAGGGAGGGCTGGCCGTCCAGGTGGCAGAAGTGCAGCCACCGGCCCGATTGCTGGCCCTCGGCCCAGGTGTGGTGGCCGAAGCCCCGGCCGCTGATCGTGACCGAGTAGCCCCGCCAGCGGATGATCAGGTCTTCCGGGGCCACCACCGCCGCGCCCTGGTCGACGTTGCACCCGGTGCCCCAGCCCCCGTACAGGGAGTTGAGGTCGACGCCGGGGTGGTAGACGCCATTGATCCACTCCAGGAAGGCGAAGCCGCCGAGCGTGGGGTGGCGCCAGTCGGTGCCGGCGAGGGGCCACACCGCCACGTCCTGGAGGCTCACTCGCGCCCCCCCTCCGAGAGCAGGCGCCGGGCCTCCTCCTGCCGCTCCCGCGCCGCCGGGTCGCGGGGGTCGCCCAGGCGGACGCCCTGCGCCTGCGCCACCGCCGTGATGAGCGCTTGGTTGTGGCGCACCATGTCCGCCAGGCGCTGGTGCAGCGCGGCGTCCGCCTCCCGCCAGGCGTGGGTCTGCTCCCACCCCCCCCGGGCCACCTCGGTCAGCTCCTCCACCGCCTGGGCCATCCGGCCGGTCGCCTCCCGCGCGGCGGCGACCTCCCCCTGCAGGAGCGCCACCACCTTGTCCGTCTGCCCGGTGAGCGCCGTCTGGAGCGCCCCCGCCTGGGTCTGCGCCAGGGTGAGCTGCCCCGACAGGTCGGTGATGCGCTCGGCCTTCTCCGCCTGCAGCGTGCGGAACATCAGCCCGAGCGCCCCCGTCACGGCGGCCAGCAGCGCGGACACGATGGCGACCTCCCCCGCGGTGAAGGACAGGGTGGAGGCGCCGCCCCCGTCCACGACGACGGCGCCGGCCGCGAGCAGCGCCCCGGCGGCGGTGAGCCCGCCGGCCGCCAGTCCGCCGCCCACCGCGAGGGCTGTCGTGTCCGCCGGCATCACCCCCGCCCGTCCGGCGCGGGCTTGGGGAGGTACACCGCGCCCCGCACCTCGATGCCCCCGTCTCCCTTGGGCAGCCCCGCCCCCAGCAGGTAGCCCCGCCACAGCGCCTGCCCCGGCGCCGTCTGCAGCCCGTACCCCACCAGCGCCTCCACCACCTCAGGGGGGAGCCGGATCGGCCCCACCACCTCAGGCAGCGGCTCAGTCTGCGGTTCCACGGGGGGCGGGGGCGCCATCTCAGCCACCTCGGTCACGACCTGATCCCGGCCGCCTGCCGCGGGAACGTCCTGAAGTCCTTGGCCACCGTGAGGTTGGCCAGCCCCATCGCGATCTGCCGGAGCTGGTTCAGCTCGGTGCGGATGCTGCCGATGACGGCCGCCTCCTGCTGCGTGAAGCCGAAGCCCTCCAGCGCCGCGCTGTCGTAGATCGACAGCGAGTCGTCCAGGACGGCGATCTCGTCCAGGAGGTTGAGGAAGTTGGCGGACGTGCGCCCCACGTTGGCGTTGATGCTGTCCTTGTTGACGACGTTGCCGACTGGCATGGTGGTGTGCCTCCTTCCGCCTTACCCCGCCGGCAGCAGCCGGCGCTCCATCTCCCGCAGCCTGAGCCCTTGCTGCCGGACGGCGCCCACCAGGAGCATCGTCAGGCGGGACATGTTCACGAAGTGGTGCCCCCCCCCCGCGTCGAAGGCCACCAACCGGGCCTCCTCCAGCGCGGCGCGGTTGTAGGACAGCCAGCCCCGGAACTCCTCCTTGATGGGGTCGTCGGGGCGGGCCACCTCCGCGGCCAGGGCGTTCAGCAGCGCCGCGTCGTCGTAGCGGTCGAAGGTCGTCCAGCTCGTCCCGACATCCTGGTGGGAGTCCCCGTCCGAGTCGAGGATGAAGCGGGTGGTGCCCTGGTTCTCGAAGGTGACCATGTTGCTGTTCGCGGCGATGGCCGCGGAGGTGGTGCCGGACTTGGTGGAGGCGATGACGCGGACGCAGCCGGTGGAGCCCGTCGACTTGCTGTTGTCCACCGCGACGGGCAGCGAGCCGATCAGCACCAGCGCCCCGGTCGCCGCGGTACCGCCCAGCCCCCGCACGTGGAGCCCCCCGGTGTTGGCGTCCTGCTTCTTGAACGTCGCGTACACATTGGTGTCGGTGAGCGTGGTCATGCCGTGGGCGACGTCGCTCTTCATCGCCAGGATCTCATCGTCGTTGGTGGTCTGGTCGAGCAGCAGGCCCACGGTCATGAAGGAATGGGAGAAGGACGTGGACGAGCCGATGACCAGCGGCCCGGTCTTGGCGTTGCCGTCCGTCCCGCCCAGGCGGTAGAGATCGGAGGCCAGGGCGTCCCAATTGGTTTCGCTGACGACCGTCCCGTTGGAGAGGTCGATGGTCGCCCCCGTGGGGCTCACCCACGTCGTAGTCACCGTCATGGCGCGTCAGACTCCTAGCCCCGTCGTGCTGCCCAGGACGCTGTACACCCCGTCCCCGAGCACCCAATACCCGGTGGTGTCGGCCGGCGAGAGCGCCCACGTCCCGCTCCATACCCCCGCCTCCGTGTCCCACTCCACGGTGATGCCCTCCACCAGGCTCTTCTGCTCCAGCACGTTCCCGCCGCCCCACGGGCGATGCCGCAGCGTCACCACGTCGCCCAGCTCGGCCGAGAGGAACCTCGTCCACAGCTCGCCCGCCGGGTTCGCCTCCATGTGCGGGTCGAGCCCCACCGAGACGATCCGGGGGGGCGGGTCTTTGGAGAGGCGCAGCAGGTACGAGGCGACGATGGCCGCCTCCCCGTCCGTGGGCACCAGGATCTCCCGGCGCAGCGTCCGCACGAAGTGGTCATCCTGCGAGGTGGCGTCCGCGGCGGTCTGCTCCGTCCCGCCGGTGCGCGTCACCCGCACGTCGTTGTAGAGCAGCCGGTCGTCGTACTCGATGGCCACCGAGACGTAGGGCAGCTCGGTCCCGTCCCCGAGGTCGCCCAGGACGCACAGGGGCGCCTGCTGCCCCGCGAGCAGCCGGCGGTGGCGGTTGTGGAACGTCATCCCCCCGAGGCGGGAGACGAACAGGAGCCCCTGCTCGCTGCGCTCCACGTCCTGCGCGTGGTCGAGCGCGTTCGTCCCCTCCAGGGTCACCGCCTGCACCTGGGACAGCCCGATGTCCAGGGCCTGGTCGCCGAAGGGTGCCAGCACGGTGGTCGTGGAGAGGACGCCGAAGGTCGCGTGCCCCAGGAGCCAGGGCGTCCCCGTCTGCCAGTTGGCGGCGGCGAGGATCGCGGCGATCCGCTCGTCCGTGCGCTCCAGGGGGAAGGAGTCGTTGAGGTCGGTCAGCCCCAGCACCCGCAGGCCGTCGTCGGCCACGACGGCCACGTACTGCCTCCCGTCCCGCTCCCGGTAGACCGTCCACGAACGGATGTAGCCGTGGTACAGGTCGTGGGTGACGCCCCCCGCCGTGGCCCGCTGCCGGAGGCGGCGCATCCGCTTCAGGTCGCCGAAGTAGGGCCCGCCCGCGTGGGAGGGGTCGAACCGCCGGTCGTCGTTCCGCAGGACGCAGGAGTACGTCCCCGCCTGGGCCGCGTCGTCCTCTGACTGCCGCCCCCGGGCGATCGAGAAGCCCTCCACGTAGGCAGACACGTCTACCCACACCGGCGTCTCCGTCGGCCTGGTGGTAATCGCGATCTCGGTCACGGGGATGGCTGCGGGGGACATTAGGGGGCGCTCCGGTGATGGCTTCTGCTGGTATAATGGAAGTAGCAATCACGACCGTTCAGGAGCAGCGCGTGTCGGCCACGGAAGCACAGCGGGAGGTGCGTCGGGCACAGGAGCGGATCTGGGCGCGTGCCTCCTACGCCCGGCGCCGGGAAGCGTTCGCCGCGCGGGTGACGCCGACAACGGGCACTAAGAGATGCCCGGTCTGTGCTCAAGAGAAGCCGGTGACCGACTACTACCGCCAAGCGAGAGCCGGGGACGGACTGGCGTATAGCTGCAAGCAGTGCGAAGCCATCAGGAAGCACGCGTACTACCTCACCCACCGAGAGGCGGACGCCCAGCGGCGCCGCGCTTGGCACCTGGCGCACCCTGAGCGCGTACGGGAATACCGTCGCCGCCACGAACTCCGGCGCAGGTACGGCATCACCCCAGAGGAGTACGACAGGCTGTTGTCCGAGCAGCGGGGTCTGTGTGCGCTGTGCGGACGGGCCGGCAACCCGGACGTGGCGCTGCACCCGTTGGATGTTGACCACGACCATACGACGGGTCACGTCCGGGGCCTGCTCTGCACCACATGCAACACTGGCCTGGGCATGCTCGGGGACACGCCAGAAGCGATCCAGCGCGCACTGGCCTACGTTCAGGGTTGAGTGCTGCGCCCCGGCCATTTCCCCTCGCCCCTACCGGAACCCCAGCGACGAGAGCCCGCGCTGGTGGCGCAGCAGCGCCCCGTGCACCTCGTTGATCCCCACCGCCAGCGGCACCCGCGGCAGGGCCGAGGACAGCGCCGCCGCCACCGCGGCGGCGAGCCGCTCGTAGTCGATCCCGCCGCCCCCGCCGAAGCCACCGCCCATCCCGCGCAGCGTGTGGTTCGGCAGCACCTCCACGTGCTGCCGCGCCACGATGAGCTCCGGCCCGCCCTCGCCCACGATGGCCGCCTGCCCCGCCCACAGGCGCCCGCCCCACTGCTTCTTCACCGTCCCATCCGGGTTGCGGGGCGCCCCCTGGTGCTGCGCGTTGTACGCGCCCCAGCCCCCCGCGGCCCGCACCTCCGGCGGGTCACCCGGGTTGCCCCCCTGGGGCGCGGAGGACGGCTGCCCGCCGCCACCGGAGACGCTCCCCAGCGGCGTGGACTGCCCCTGGATGGCCAGGCTCGTCGAGACCGTGGTGGGCACGTTCCGCAGCGCCGAGGCGTACTGATCCACCGAGCCGGAGAGGCCACTCAGCACGCCCCCGATGGGGGAGAGGGCCTCCGCCAGATTGCGGGCCCCCGACGTGGCCAGGCCCATGCCGTCCTGGGCCAGGGAGATGAAGGTGTCCCGCGTGTCCTCGGCCGGGGGGATCACCTGCTGCGTCATCGCCCGTGCCGCCTCGGAGACCCGCTGGTGGAGGTTCGCCATGCCGACGATGAGGCCGCGGTCGATGTCCTCGCCGATGGCCTCGAAGACGCGGGAGGGGCTGTCCGTCTGCAGGAGGGAGCGGGCCGCGTCGATGGCCCGCTGGGCAACCGCCCGCGCCTCGGAGGCCACCGTCCCGGCGAGGTTGCGGATGCCTCCCGCGAGGCCCCGCACGATGGCCTGCCCCAGGTCGTTCCCCAGCGCGTGCAGCCCCGGCACCCCGTCCTGCACGACCCAGCGCCCGATGGCCAGCAGGATGCCGGGGAGGTGGGTGACGATCTCGACGGCGGCGCGGGCCACCCAGACGATGGCCGCGGGCACGAACTCCGCGATGAACGCCTCGATCAGGCCCGGCGCGTGCGCCCGCAGCCAGTCGATGATCGTGTTGAGCAGCGCCCCCAGGTTGTCGATCAGGCCGGGCAGCGCGTCCAGCACCCACTGGATCGCCTGCAGCGCCCACTCCGAGAAGGCCGTCGCCAGCCCGGGGAGCTGCTCCCCGATCCAGGTCAGGAGGTTGCCGGCCAGGGTGGCCAGCTCCGCCAGCAGCGGGGGGATGGCCGGCCCCACCCAGGCCAGGAACTCCTGCGCCCACTGGCCCAGACGCTCCACCAGGACCGGCACCTGCTCCCCGATCCACCCCAGCACGGCGGCGCCGAACTCCTGGATGCGCGGGAGGATGCTGCTGGAGAGGAGGTCCACCGCCGCCTGGAAGTCCCCGGCGAAGATCAGGGTGACGACCTCGCCCAGCTCCTTGAGGGTGGGGATGACCCCCTCGGTGACGAAGCGGGCCACCGGCTCCATCGCCACCAGGAACTGCTCTAGCGCCCCGGGGAGCCACTCCCCGAACGCCTGCACCAGCGGGAGCAGCTCCCGCAGCAGCTCGGTGAGGACGGACACCACCGGCCCCCCGATGGTCTCCACCACGTTCCCCAGCTCGTTCTGCAGGATCGTCAGCTGGCCGGCGAACGTCTCCCCCGCGGCCCGCGCCGCCCCGCCGAACTCCTTCTGCAGCTCGCCCAGGATGACGGCTTGCGCCCCCGCCACGTCCCCCGCCTCGACCATCGTGCGGATCATGTCCTTCTGCTCGTCGGTGAAGGACACGCCCACCCGCGAGAGGGCGGTGATCCCCTTGATGGGGTCGTTGAGGGCCTTGCCCAGCTGGACGCTCGACGTCTTGAGGTCTTGCCCCAGGGCCTGGCTCATGTCGAGGACGGTTTCCGTCGCCGCCGGGAACACGTCCTTGCCGATGTTGGTGTTCCCGGTCCAGAAGGTGCGCCCGTTGCAGCGAGCCATGAAGATGCCCGTGCGCAGGTGGGGGCACCAGACCACCCCCTGATAGCGTTCCGCTTTCGCGTTCAGGTGCACGCCCTGGGCATAGTTGGTCTTGCACAGGTAGAGGCTGTCGCGGTCGCCACCGCGCCCCAGCACAGACGTGCGGATGCCCAGCATGGCGCAGAGCATGGCAACCACATCGAGTTGCCCCGGGTCTTTCTGGATGTACTGCCGTCCGCCGTGCTGATCGGTATGCCCATCACCTCGGAGCAGCGTCTCCAAGAGCAACTGCCCCTGCCCCTCGGTCAGCAGCCCGAGCAACCAGGGGGTGAGCTTCTTGTCGGGCAGGAGGGAGCGCACGGTCTGCCCGAGTGCCCCCGCGAAGTGCCACTCACTCAGCACGGAGCCGTTGTACGGCGCCTTGTACTGCGTCTCGCTGATCCGATGGCCCCGCTCTACCAGGCGGCCGACGAGGCCGCGGATACGGGTGACGTGGTCAGGGTTATGCGTCTGGCTCTGGCTGAGGCCCACGCCCACGTACTTGGGCGACGCCGTGTTCCGCATGAACCAGCCCTCGGTTGCGACCCAACCGAGAAGCTCCACCATGTCGTTGTCGATGGTCTCCCGGCCTGCGAAGCCCCCGGGGCGACCGCCACCGATCATCACCTTGATGTGGCGGCCACTGATCTCTGCTGTCGTGCGGAACCGGAACGGCTCGCCCATGCCGGCCCCGCCACTCGCCCACCAACGGTGGTGCGGGGTCGTGGCCACGTCGATCTGCTTTGACCTCCAGCGAATGAGGTCGCCATCGACGTTGAACCGATGCATCGACTCCACGGGCTCCCAGCAGATGCCCCCCGTCTCAGGGTCATAGGCCAGGATTTCGTCCCCCGCGGCGAGCGCATCGTGGCGCACCCAGCCACGATCCTTCGTCAGCGCCTCGGCAGACTCCTCAAGACAGAAGGTCAGCAGCAAGCTCTGGGCGCTAGTGATCGCCTCATCCTCGAAGGTGGTCACCCGGCTCAAGGACTGGCTCAGTCCCTCCACCGCGCCCTGCGTCACCCCGGCGGCGCCCCCCGTAGAGGCGAGCACCGCCTGCAGCTGCGCGGTGACCTGCTGGGCCTCGACGGCCGGGCCCACCAGGCCGGAGACGATGCCGGTGGCGGCGCCCACGGCCGCCTGCACCCCCAGCGCGGCGAGGCCCACCTTGCCCATGACGTCGGTGAGGCCGCCGAGCACCTTGCTGGGGGAGAGGGCGGACTTGCCCACGTCCTCGACGGCGCCGGAGACGCCCTTGAGGACGCCCCGGGCGTTGCCGTCGTCGGCTCGGATGCGGATGACGAGGTCCGATGGCACCCTAGTGACCCCTCACCGGCCTGGCCGGGAGGCGTGCCGCCCCTCCAGGGAGTACGCCTCCAGCGCCCACCAGAACCAGCGAACGCGGCGGGGCCGCTGCCCGTGCGGGTCGACGTCCGCCGGATGCTGGTGCCACCGCTCCGCGAGCTGCAGGACCGCCCATTCCAGTGGTGCCCTCGTCCCCCTCCGGTCCGTCTCCGGCCGCGCCTGGTCCGTGAAGTGGGCGATCAGGCGCCGCCGGACCGGTTTGGGAGTTGCCCCCAGAGCCGGATGTAGGCGTTGGCCAGCTCGAGGACGGCCCGCGCCGGCACCCGCCGCAGCCCCTCCTCCGTCACCGGCAGCGCCTCCCCCGCCTTGTCCGTGAAGTTCCACCCCCCCACCACCCGCAGGAGGGCCAGCCCCACGGCCCCGAACTGCCCCGCGGTGAGGTTCCCCGACACGTCGTCCAGGAACGCCCAATCCGGGTCGTCGTCGCAGTCCGCCCACCACCCGGCGTAGCGCCCCTCCAGGTCCACCCGGATCGTCGTCCGCTCCTTCTCCTTGGCTGCCATGCGTCCCCCCGCTGCGTGTTCCCCGTCAAGGAATAGTGCTGATGCTGTTCTGGACCTGCAGCTCCGTCAGCTTCCCCCACGCCGCGTCATACTCCCCCATCAGCGTCATCCGCACGATGGAGGCGCCGTTGCGCTCGTCCAGGGTGTCGAAGGCCGTGATCTTGTACGCCCCGTCGATGGTCAGCGTCTTGAGGGCCGAGGTGGCCCCCACCTGGGAGCCCGTCGTCCGCAGCCGCACCAGCTGGCGCGTCTCCCCGGTGTACTTGGTCCTGAGGGTCGCCACCCCCGCCACGAACTCCACGGTCAGCTCCAGCTCCGGCCGCAGCCGTACCTGGCTGTGCGCGGAGAAGAACTGGTTGCCGTCCATGTGGCGCTTGGTCACGTAGTAGGCGGGGAGGTTCCAGCGCCAGTCCAGGAGCATCCCGGACTTGAGCGTGGTGCCGATGGTGCCCCCGGTGTCGTCCATGTAGAGCAGGGTCTTCATCGCCAGGGCGCTCTCCACCGTGCGGTCGGCCAGCGAGCCGGTGAAGGTGGTGGTGGAGAGCTGGCGCCCCACGATGGGCACGGAGAGCTGCACCTCCTCCTCGACGGCCCCGGTGAACTCCAGGCCCGTGGCGAAGACGTAGGACACCTCGTACGCCTGGGTGTCGTCCCCGATCTCCACGGTGAAGGTGTCCGGGGTCGTCGCCGCCGTGAGGTTCGGCGTGAACGTCCACAGCCGGGCGCTCCCATCGACGGTGGTGGGGGTCACCCCGCCCCGGAGGGCCATCGCGATGGGGATGAGGGCGTCCTCGTAGGTGACGCTGCCCCGCAGGGTGTCCTGCCACAACAGGGTGGGCGTGTAGGAGCGGAAGGCCAGCGACAGGTTGCCCCGGTCCTCCTCCGGCTGCCGGATCTCCCGGTCGCCCAGCATGTGGCCGGCGCTGATCCCCATCCACTTGGCGGTGGCGGCCACCGCACTCCCTGGAGTCCCTTCCTTCCCCCCCTGGATGCGCTTCAGTGCTGCGAGGCCCATCTCCTCATCTCCCCGGCGTCACTGGAACGCCTTGCCTTCCTTGATCCACAGGGTGTACGTCCCGTCCACCCCCGCGTACTCCTGCCCCGGCGGGTACTCCAGCCCCACCAGGCGCAGCCCCTCCTCCCCCCAGGTCGTGCGCGAGACGGCCGCGCCCAGGGTGATGTCCGTGTCCAGGGCGTCGATCACGTTGCCCCGCAGCTCCCGGCACTGACGCACCGCGTCCGCCAGGCGCCCCCGCTGCACGAACACCTGCAGCCGCAGGCGCCACTCGATCTCCTGCCAGTGCCCGCTGCGCTGGGGGAGGAACCCCTCGTCGAAGAGCACCAGGCAGGGCAGCGCCGTGATCGCCTCCGGGGGGTCGACGTGCACCTCCCGCAGCCCGGTGACGGAGCCCACCAGCAGCTCGCGCAGGCGGTCCAGCGCCAGCTGCTGCGTCGCGGCCAGGCCCATCGCTCCCTAGCCCCCGCCCCCGGCCCGCGTGCCGCCGGAGCCGCCGATGGTGCCGCCCGCGTCGAAGCCGGCCTGGATCTCCTTCTCCGCCTTCTTGACGATGGCCCCGAAGATGCGCCGGACGATGGCCGGCACCTTGGTGAACCACCCCCGCGTCTGCCGGCGCTTGCCCGCGTAGTGGTACCGAGGAGAGGCGTCCAGGGCGTAGCCGTACCGGAAGCCGTCCCGCGCCACCGCGTTCGCCGTCACCGTCGCGTAGGGGGGCGTCGCCACCGCGTGCAGCTGCGAGCGGATGCTGCCCACCAGCTGCCCGCTGCGCCGCGGGGCCCGCTTGGACGCCTCCTGCTCCCCCCGCCGGGCGGCGGCCTCCAGCAGCCCGTCCACCGGGCGCCCGTAGAGGTGCTCGGGGTCGAGCTTCCGGGCCAGGGCGTCCGCCCCGTCCACCGTCAGCCGCAGCGTGGCGCGTTTGGCCATCGTCGTCAGGCCATCACCAGGTCTCGGTAGGGGTCCAACATCCGGCGGCAGAATGGGTGGAGGCCCACGCCGATGAGCGTCTGCGCGTACTCCCCCGTCCCCGCCGCCGGGGAGCCCGAGGCCAATCCCTGCTGGAACGCCATCTGGCACTGCAGCAGGCACGCCTCCTGCACCACCGCCGGGGTGCTGCTGCTGTAGCCCCAGGTGCCCGCGATCTCCACCCCCAGCGGGACGTTGGTGGGCAGGTAGTGCTCCCCCAGCCAGCGGGTGTGGAGTTGCCAGTAGGGCAGGCCGTCCGAGGGCGCGTTGGACGGCCGGAGGTCGTAGTCGTCCGCGTCCCACGTCACCTCGTAGGTGCGGTCGCCGTCCTCGTCCGTCTTGAGGGTGGTCACACTCAGGAGGTCGTGCCCCCGGGGCAGCAGCAGACAGGTCGGGGACACCGCCGTGTACACGCGGGTGGCCGTGGTGGCGTAGAAGCGGTGCCCCGTGTAGTCCTCGATCTGGCGGGAGACGGCAGTGACGAGCGCCTCCAGCGTGGCGTCATCCCGGTTGTCCCCGATGTTGAGGCGGGCCTTGAGCTGGGGGAGGGTGCAGGAGCCGTTGACAATCGCCACCCGTCACCCCCCCGCGGCCAGCTCCAGCGCCAGCGCCCCGATCCCCTGCTCGGAAGAGGGAGCAGTCGCCGGCTCCTCCTGCTGCTCAGACTGGGTAGTGAGCGCCTCCACGGGGACGTCCAGCACCCGGGCGTAGAGCGCCAGGTGCCGCGCCGTGGTGGAGCGCCAGCCGTGGTTGGCGACCACCCAGGCCCGCGCCTCCTGGCCGTACCACGCCCGCCGCGCCGGGTCGCCGGCCAGCAGGCACAACTGCTCGAAGATGTCGTCCGCCGTGCGGGCGTTGCACACCGGCGGCAGCGACCCGCCCAGCTCAGGGAGGCACCACTCGTGCGCCGAGCGCTCCACGTAGGTGATGACCGGCTTCCCGCTGGAGAGGGCCTCAGCCGTGACCGTGCCGAATGAGCCCACCTGCTCGCTGAACTGGTCGAGCACCACGTCGCTGGCGCGGTAGAGCGCCGCCATCCGGCGCTTCGGCTGCTGCGGCAGCCACACCACCCGCCCGCGCAGGCCGATCTCTCGGTGGAGGGTGTCCGAGGCGGTCACGTCCGGCCCGTTCCCCCATGCGCCCGCCATGAGGATGGCACGGGGCAGTCCGAGCCGTTCCTGCTCCTCGCAGTAGCGGGCGTAGGCGTAGAAGATGCGGTCGTTGCGCTTGGCGCCCGTCCGCGCGGAGCGGGACTGCCGTGCGGGCGCGAAGAAGATCAGCTCGGCGCCGCCGGGCACGTCGCTGCGCAGCCGGGACGCCAGCTCCTGCGCCTCCCGGTCCGCCTCGCTGTCCGTGACCGCCGGGGCGAACTGGTCATCATCCAGCGGGTGCGGGATGAAGGTGCAGTTGGAGAGGCCCAGGCACCACGCCGCCTCCCCGCAGTCCGCATTGGTGATGACGTTGGCGTCCGCGTGGCGGTAGGCCGCGGCGAGCGAGTGGTACTCCGGCTTGTCCAGCCAGGGCACCAGGCGCATGGTGGAGTGCTCGAAGGTGATGTACTTCTTGGCCCGGGGCAGGACGCACCCGTAGGAGGCGTAGGGCCCGTACAGCACCACCAGGTCGTAGGGCGCCGCCAGCTCGCGGATCGCCCGGCACTGCGGGAAGCCTTCGAGGGCCGGGGCGCTGCGGATCGCCTCCTCCTCCGAGAGCCGCCCGAGCGAGAGGGCCTCCGCGACCAGCCGGCGCTGCTCCTCCCGCTGCCCCCGCTCCGACAGCTCGAGGGCCCCGGGCAGCAGCCGGCACAGGTCGTCCTGGTACGCCTCCTGGGTGTCGTACCAGGCCCGGGAGCCGCAGTCGAGCGACATGATCTTGGCCCACGGGGGCCGGCGCCACCCGGTCGCCTCGGCGACGGACACCCAGTCGTACCAGGCCGGGCTGACCTGGGTGGGGTCGACGTCCGTCTCCTCCCACCAGGGCACCCACATGGGGTTGCCCCCGCCCAGGTCGAAGCTGTCGGCCTGTACCCCCAGCCGCCGCTGGAACTTGGCGTTGAGGAAGGCGTTCTGTGCGATGTTCCCGACGTGCCCTATTCTCATTGTGCTGCTCACTTGGGCACCTTCGGGAGGAACTCCAGGTAGTCGTTGGGGGGCTCCACGAAGTGGCGCCCCAGGTCGAACCACCGCGCGGCCAGGTCGAGGAACCACGGTCCCAGGTGGAAGACGTGGCACTCGTCCGCCATCCCGTCAGGGGGGTGCCGGGGGTCGTAGGCCGGGGCGTCGGGCCACAGCGTGCACCAGACCAGCAGGCGCCCCGTGGGCAGCAGCACCCGCCGGGCTTCCTGCAAGACGGCGCCGGGGTCCACCACGTGGTCGAGCGAGGTCGCGCAGAGCACGGTGGTGAAGTACCCCCCCGGCCAGGGCAGGCGCTCCCCCACCCCCCGCACGAAGGTGAAGGGGTGCTCCCCCCCGGTCGGTGGGATGGGGTCGATCCCGTGCACCAGCCGGAGATTGCACCCCTCCAGGTAGGAGGGCAGCGGCTGGGGGCCGCAGCCGACGTCCAGCAGGCGCCCCTCCAGGTCCGCGCAGAGGTGGACGAACCGCCGGAACCCCTGCGCCCCCTGGTGCCCCAGCACGGAGCAGGAGTGCAGGGGGAAGCCCCGGTAGTTCCGCTCGTTGGCGTGCTGCTGCCTGGCCCAGAGGGCCTCCGCGTGCGCCCGTCCGGTGGCCGTCGTCGCCGTGGTGGTGGTCACACGTCCTCCGCGCTGTAGCCCCGGGCCCACAGGGGCGTGGGGTCGAAGGTCAGGGGGAGGGGGGTACGCCGGCGCGGCCGGCCGGGGGGACGCACCAGCCGCGCCAGCGTCCTGAGCCAAGCCAGGCAGCGCCTCATGCGGTGCCAGACGCCGGGCTGTTGTGGACCTCCTGCGCCGACACGGAGCTGTCGGCGGTGGTGCCCCCGAACGCCGCGCGGTACCGCTCCGCGATGACCCCGTTGATGACCGCGTTCGCCGTCCCCCGCTGGACGCTCGCGCGGACGTACCGCTTGGTGGGCTTGAAGACGTCCACGATCAGCAGCTTCCCGCCGTCCGCGTCCGCCAGGTTGGCCGTCGCCGTCCCCGCGATGTCCGCCCAGGTCGAGTTGTCGTCCGAGTGCTGCGCCTTCAGGTTCGTCACCTGGGACGCCGTGAGCGTCCCGAAGCCGGCGACGAAGCGCACCCCGGCGTAGCCCAGCGTGTCCACCGCGCTGCTTGCCGTGCTGGTGGTGCCCGCCGCGACCTCGCGCAGGACGACCGAGGTGACGACGTTGTGGGTGAGGTTGTGCGGCTCTGCCATCGCGTTTGCTCCTTGACCCTTCGCTGGCCCCCGGTTAGGAGGCGCTCACCCGCTGGATGCGCAGCCGGTAGCCCTCAGCCACGTCCCCGCCGAGCCGGATGCGCCCCAGGAGGAGCACCTGGTTCTCCTCCGCGTACCGCTCCCGCAGCACCTGCACCGACAGCCCCACCCGGTCCACCCGGTAGTAGCCCCGCAGGTCGCCGAAGACGATGGGGTACGTCCCGGCCGAGACGTTGGGCATGAAGGCGCTCATCACCACCGGGTAGCCCAGGAGGTCCGCCCGCCGCCCGCCCACCAGGCCGCTCTGCTCGTAGGGCTGCCAGAGGTAGCGGTTGCTGGTGTCCTTCAGCTTGGCGATGGTCTTGCCCGTCGAGTTCTTGTTGAACAGCCAGGTGCTGTTCTCCTCGTACTGCTCGGGCACGTCCCACACGATGTCCTGCAGCCCGTCCGGGATGACGGCCGCCGCCGAGCCGGAGGCCGTGATGGCTGGCTCGTCCGTGGCGCCGGGGTTCTCCAGGATGCCGTGGGGTCGCCCCACGCCGTTGCCGTTGATGGCCACGTCGTCCCGCAGGAGGTCGATGGTCTCCCCGAACTTGCTGGTGACCCAGGACACGACGGGGAACGCCGCGTCCTCCAGGAAGTCCAGGGACATGGGCAGGCTCATCATCGCCGTGTGCACGTCGATGGCGAGCTGGCCGAACACCGGATCGGTCACCCGGTGGGCGGTGCCGCTGGCGGGCAGCTCGCCCGTCCAGGTGGCGCGGACGCCGGTGGTGTAGATGTTGTCCGCCGTGTAGACGACCCGCGGGGCACTGATGCGGTCGCGCATGGTGGGGATCGCCGTGACCCGGCCGTTGACACGGGTGGGCGCCGGCTCGCGGGAGATGATCCGCGAGAGCATGTCCTCCGGGACGAGGTAGCCGCCGGACGGGTCGACCCCCTCCTGCAGCGTCCGCAGCTCGGCCGCGGACACCCCTGCGGAGCCCCGGCGCAGGTAGGAGCGGAACGCCGCGCGGTACTCGTCCGTCCCGGTGGCCGCGATCTTCTCCGCGGAGAAGATGCCCTCCCCATACGCCTCCTGCAACCGCATCTCGATGAGGCGGTCTCGCTCGGCGCGGTCGAAGACCGTCACCCCGGCGGGGGTGAAGCCCATCAGGGTCGCCCGGTCGACGGAGCCCCCCAGCGTGCGGGTGGCCGTCTCCCCGCCCTGCGGGCCGGCGATGGTGCCCTGCGACTCGCTCATGGCGGCCTCCAGGGCCTCCTGCGCGGTGAACATACGGATGGTGTCGTTCAGCTTGGCCTGGCGCTGGTTGAGGTGCTCGAACGCCTCGGTCTGCGCTTCGGTCGCCTCGCCGTTCTCGACGGCCGTGAGGATGCCCCGCATCTGGTTCATCACGTCGGCCTGCTCCCGGCGCAGGTCCGCCGCGGTCTTCTGCTTGTCGCCCATCTCCCTCTATCCTTCCTCGGTCCCTGCGGCCTGGTGGGCCTCGATGGCTGCGAGCTGCCGGCGCATCCGCGCCAGGGGGGTGTCTTCCGATCCGTTCGGGCCGGCGCTTCTGGTGGGCGCCGGGTGGCCGTGCAGGAGCCGGCGCACCAGCGCCACCTCCTCCTCCGTCAATCCCTCCAGGCCCAGCGCCAGCCCCCGCCGCGCCCACGCCGCCGCCCGGGAGGAGACCTCCGTCTCGTCGTAGGCCGGGAACGTCACGGGCGACACGTCGTAGAGCCGGGCCTCCAGGATCTCCCGCTGGACGGGATCGCCGTTCTCGTCGTGCGTCCAGCGCTGCCCCTTGGGCGTCGTGGTGAAGCCGAAGCTGGCCCCGGTGACGTCCCCCCGGCGCACCATCTCCACCACGTCCCGCCCGAGCTGGGTGTCGGGGGGGGTGATCTCCATGTGGAGGCCGTGGCGGTCCTCGGCCAGCGTCAGCGTGGCCCGTCGCTCGGCGCCGGGGACAGAGCGCCCCAGGACGAGGTTCGGGTCGTGGTTGAACAGCGCCCGGATGTCGTCCTGGACGATGGTCTTGGCGAACGCCCCCGCCCGGATGATCTCCGTGAAGCTCCCGAAGAAGCTCTGGATCTCCGTGGGCGTGTCGAACACCGCGGCGTAGCCGACGATGGCCGGGAGGTCGCCGCCCCTCCCCCCGGCGCGGGCCTCGACGTCCAGCCCGGTGGCGCCCAGGCGCCGGATCTCGATCCCGGCGTACGTGTGGGCGGTGGTGTCGGTCCCAGGCATACAACGAGCCCCTCTCCCCCAGGCTCATCGGCCATCGGGGGGTGAGGGGCTCATTGGCCCGTATTTGCTTGCCGCAAGCATAGGTTATGCCCCAGGGGGCGGTCAAGCCCTCAACCCGCCGGCAACCGGACTGCCGTAGACTGGCGGCAGAGGAGACCCTGATGCGCCGTGTGCTGCCGGTCTTGCTGTTGCTGGTCGCCCTGGTCGCCGCCCCCGGTGCGAACGCTCAGGAAGCACCAGCTCCCGACGCGGCGAGCGTCGCCGCTACGCTCACCGAGATGGGACCGCCCGTGGGCGATGTGCGCCTGTTTGACGCCGAGACAGACCCCAACCGCCTCCTGGGTAGGCCAGGTCAGTACATCGGTAAGGTCAGTTGGCGCGACGAGCGTGCCCCGGACAGCAACGCAACGCTTGAGTTCTTCGCCGACGAACCGGCGCTCCGAGCCAGGGAACGCTATACGGAGGCGATTAGCCGCGCCGGAGGGCCGTTCACGCAGTACATCTACGCGAACCCCTCCCGCCTGGCCCTGCTCCGGCTGCCGTTCGCGCTCACGCCTGAGCAGGCCGCCGAGTACGACGCCTGGTTGCAGGCGCTCTAGCCCGCCTGCCCCTGCGCCGCCAGCGCCAGCACCCGCCTCCTGGCCCGGTCGCGGATCGTCTTGATCGCCGTCCACGATTTCCCGATGAGCGGGGATGCCTCCTGCGCGGTCAGTCCCCGCCCGTAGGTCGTCCACAGGACTTCCCGGTAGACGGGGGAGAGCTGGGCCAGGAAGGGGCGCAGGAACTCCCGCGCCTCCGCGGACGTCTCCCGGTGCTCCGCGATCTCCACCGGGTCGTCCCCGTCCGGGATGCCGGCGAGCCAGAAGTCAGGGTCAGCCACCACCTGGCCGCGGAGCCAGGGGCGGCACGCCCGCGTCCGCACCTCGTCCTGCGCCGCCCGGCGGGTGACCTCCCGCAGCCACACCTTCATCGCCTCCAGGTCGCCCGCGAACGGGCGCCCCCGGGAGAGGTGCCGGCGCCAAGCGTTCAAGAGCGCCGTCTGCACCACGTCCTCTGCCACGGCCCAGCCCGCGGCCACCCCGGCGATCCGGCGCAGAGTGGGCCGGTCCTCCTCGGCCGCGGCCAGGAACAGGTCAACCGCCGTCACCCGCCGCCCCAAGCTCCCCCACCCACCAGGTGTACCGTCTGCAACTCGCGGCATCGCCGGTCTGGGCAGCGCGTCTCGATGTGCCCCCCCTCGATGGCGCTTCGGAATAGCACGTGCCGGCACTTCCGGCAGTGGTAGCTTCTAGAGGAGCCGGCTTCCGCCAGCAACTCCTCCACTACCGCACCCGGTAGCCCCTGGGGCCCCTCCGGTCCGGGCGGCCCCGGTACCCCCGGTAGCCCATCCCGACCATCCTTCCCCGGCGGCCCCTGGCGGCCTTCCGGCCCAATGGAGCCGGAAGGCCCCGGTAGCCCATCCCGACCATCCTTCCCCGGGTTCCCTCGCTCGCCCCGCTCTCCCGGCAGCCCTCGCTCCCCTCGCGGTCC